GGCGAAAGCGGGATGCCGCGGCTGCAGTTCATCGAGGCGCACCTGGTGAGCACGCCACCGGACCTGGCCAGTGACCCCAACGTTCTCGACGGCATCCGCGTTGACCCCAAGACGCTCCGCCCGCTCTCGTACTACATCGCCAGCCAGCCGACGAAGACGACGCAATCCACTTGGACCGAAGTTGCCGCGCAGTACGTCATCCCGATCTGGGAGCCGTCCCGCCCGGGCCAGCTCCGCGGCATCCCCCTCCTGCACGCCGCGCTCAACACCCTCCACGACCTGGACGACCTCCGTATACTCGAGATGGGGGCCGCCAAGGACGCCGCCAAGACCTCGAAGGTGATCAAGACGACGCCCGAGGAGTTCAACCCGGCGACGCTCCAGGCGGTCCGCGTCACCCAGAGCATCCCGACCTCGACTGGCGGCACGATGACGGTGGACCGGGCGGCCTACTACGACTCCGTGCTGGGTGAGGACAAGGTGATTCTCCGGCCCGGGGACGAATACAACCAGTTCGCCACGGCCCGGCCATCCGTGGTGACCCGCGATTACTGGCGCTACCTCGACGAGCAGGTTTGCGCCGCGGTGGGAATCCCCTACGTCCTGGTGTACCCGGACTCAATGCAGGGCACGGTGTACCGCGGCGCCATTGACTCCGCGGCCAGCTTCTTCCAGCTGCGCTCCGCCGTGATGCAGGCGGTGGTCTTGCGCATCTACCAGTACGCCATGGGCTGGGCCCGCTACACCCAGCCGGCCCTGGTGGACGCCCCAGCGGACTGGAAAAACATCCGGGTGACCCCGCCGCGGGCCGTCAACGTGGACGTGGGGCGCAACTCGAAGGCGATGCTCGAGGAGATCGCCGGCGGGGCCAGCACATTCGACCGCTCCTACGCGGCACTGGGACTGGACTACCGCCAGGAGCTGCGCCAACGGGCCGAGGAGGCCGCCTACATCAAGGAGCTGGCCGACGAGTACGATCTGGACACCAGCGAGATCTCGGTGCTGCTGAAGGAACGCACGCAGGCCACGGCTGAGCCGCCGGCCACCGGGACCGCCAACCCGGACGAAGCGGATGGCGAAACCACGCGAGACGACGAGGAGACCTCCAATGCAAACGCCTGACTGGCTCAAGATTCTCGACGCGAAGCCCGGCAAGACGGAGGTCCTGATCTATGACCGAATCGGACGCGACTACTGGGACGAGTCCGGAGTTACCTTCAAGGGATTCCGCGAAGCCTGGAACGCCATCCCCCAAGAGAACGAAATCGCGCTCCGGATCAACTCCCCCGGAGGAAGTATCTGGGACGGGCTTCCCATTCACAATCTGGTGGCCGAAAGACGCGCCCGAGTTACCGCCCATGTCGAAGGTGTCGCCGCCAGCATCGCCTCGGTGATTGCCATGGGAGCCGGCAAGGTCGTCATGCCTCGCCAGGCCGAGCTGTTCATTCATGAACCTTGGACTGGCGCCCAGGGCGATGCGGCGGTGCTGCGCAATGCCGCCGACCGGCTCGAGTTCCTTGGCGAGGAGATTGCCGGCATCTACGCGAGCAAGTCCGGCAAGACGAAGGAGGAGATGCGGGCGCTGATGAAGGCCGGCGGCATCGGCACGAGTTTCTTTGGAGTCGCCGCAAAGGAGGCCGGCCTGGTGGACGAGATCACCGACGAGCAACCGATGCAGAACAGCTTTGATTTGTCGCGCTTCCGGCGTGTGCCGGGCGAGCCGACGGGAGGTGTTCAACCTCCGCCAGTAGCAGAAAAGCAGAAAGAGCAGACAATGAGTGAAGCAACCAAGGCTCCCGTGGCGGAGGTTACGACCACGCCGACGGCGACCACAACCGCAACCCCAACCCCTCCGACCAACGTCATTGACGTGGCCGAGTTCAACCGGCTAAAGGACCAGCTCGAGGCGGAGCGTGGAAAGCGCATCACGAACGAGTTGAACGCCATCGCCGCCGAGACGGGCATCGACCCGCAGGACTGGCGCGAGAAGGCGCTGGCGGACGAGACGGTCCTGGCCTCGCTGCGCAAGCTCCCCAGCCGCGGCACGACCCCGGTGGCCGGCAGCGTCAGCAATCAGGGCAACAGCCTCATCGAGGCGTGGAACAAGTGCGAGCGCGGGGCTAAGCGCCTGGCGTTTATGGCTGCCAACCACGCCGAGCTGTTCAACGCGATCAAGATTCACTCGCCGCGTGGCGACAACACGATTGCCGCAGCCCTGGTGCCAGGCTACCTGAGCGACGGCGTGATTGACGTTTTGACGGACCGCCTGGCGATGGTCGAGGCGTTCACGACTCGGTTCACCCAGGACCCGATGCGCCCTCGCGCCACCGTGCTTGTTCCAAAGATCACCGTGGGTTCAACGACCCAGACGAACCCGACTTCCTGGGAGTCCGGAGACACGACTGCCGTTGCGGTTTCCATCGTCGTCAACCAGCTCGGGAACAGTTTCCACATCACCAACGACCAGATGCAGCAGGGCCACGAGCTGATGAAATTCAGCCGGGCGGCTGCCAACAATCTGGCCAACGCCGTCTCGGATGCGATCACCGCGCTGATGGTGGCTGGCACGACCGCAGACAACGGTTTTGGTGCACAGATCCCCATCGACACGGCGGCAAACTTCTCGATCGATGATATGTCGGTCATCTATGCGGCGGCTCGCAATTACGCGACCACGCACCTGCTGCTTGATCATTCCTACCTGGCCAAGCTCATCCCGACCAACCGGGAATCGTTCATGATCGGCGAGGCTCGGGCCTTCGGGTTCGACGGCATCTACACGCAGAATCGCTGGACCGGAGCGACCTCGGCCACCGTCGGATTCGTCTGCGACACGACTGCCATCGCGGTGGCGTCAGGGCTCGGGCTTGCGCTTCCAGCCAACCAGTTCATCGCCACGGAAACGACCACGCTCAAGAATGGTCTGACCGTGATGACGCGGGTGTGGTTCAACACGGCGACACGGACCACCTGGGCGGCGCATGACCTGATGTTTGGTGCGGCTGTGGGCGACGGCACGGCGGGCGAAATGCTGAGCAGCGCGACCCCGGCGTGAAGTGTGGTGTGGATTCCCGGGCCGTCGTGGTGGGCGGCCCGGGCTTTCTCAATCTCAACTCCAATCAGCATGAAACGAGCAGCAATCATCGGTTTGGCGGCTTCGGGCGAAAGCACGATGCTCCGCGGCATCGGCAAATACTCGGAGGTCCGCTCCGAGCTTGGTAAGCACATCGGCGACTCGCGTTTCTCCGAGGTGTTCCTGTGCGAGCCGACGAGGCGCTATCGCATCACGGGACAACGACAACATGCCCAGGTGACTGATACTACCAAGAAGCCCAAAGCCAGGTGATTCAGCAAAGCTGTCAGTCGTACTGAACCTCCAACCCAATCCGACCAAATGCCCATCTCCATTACAGCCGTTGCGGATACTGATATTCCGGCCGCTGGGCTTTTACTACGTAGCAGTGAGCCTGGGCGTTATCGCGTTGCCGGCGCGTTGGACACGCCGTCTGCGATTTCCGGGGGAACTGCATTGGAAGGTCAGGGATTCGTGGCCTACGCCGTCACGGACGAGGTGTTTACTCTGATTGCTGGGGAATCACTGGTTGCCGGTGGACAGGTGATGCCAGGCTTCGAGGGGAAAGTCATCCCATTTGAGACGGATGGATATTTGATCGGCAGGACTCTGGCTTCCGCCGCGGCTGGAGATCGAGTTCTGGTCAATGTCGATTTGTCTGAAGGGACTGGTAGTGGTGGTGGCGGTGGCGGAATTGGAGAGGTTCTGCGTGGAACAAACGATCCTCCCACAGCCCCACCGACGATTACCACTGGAGCGGCAATTTACTACCATCAAACGAACATGAAACAGTGGAACTGGAACGGTTCGGCCTGGATCAAGATTATTGGCGCGCTGGCGCTGTTGTTGGCCCCTGCGCTGGCATTGTTCGGGCAGGAGGCCCTCCTGAGGAACCAGTGGACGACGAATGTCACAGGACTCGTCAAAGGTGCGTGGACGAACATGCAGTACGGACTGACGGTGGATGCTGCGCCACGCATTTCGCGTTACGGCCCTGCATTCATCGAGTTCGTCAATTCCAACGCACCATCGTCCACGGCCTGGGCTTCCGTGGGAATGCATGGCCACCCGGAAGCGAATCTCGCGTTCAACATGAACTATCGGGATGCAGTCCATCGTTTTTACGACACGAATGCAAACGCGATGTGGCTTGCCCTCGGCTCAACAGCATGGGCGTTGCAGGCAGCGTCCAACAAGATCACCACAGGCGACATTTGGTACGCGAATGGAACCAACTATTTGCTATGGGGAAGCATCGACGGTCGATTGTTGGTCGGTGGAAACCTTCCGGAGATTCAAGCCACACCGCCGTCGGCGCGATTGACAGTCCCACGAAGACAATCGCTGGGTGAACCATCCATTTCTGGCTGGGAAGACTTGGTGATCGACGGACACCGTATCAAGGGTCAAAACGGAATCGTTTACATCAACTCGTATAGCACGGGCCGAACGATCATCAACAACGGGAAAGGCGGCGTCATTTTCCACGGCATTGCTGATCCCGGAACAAACACGGTGCTGTTTCTTGGCAACGTATTGGTCGGAACCACAAACCTCGTCACGGAATTGGCGAAGAAACAAAATGCCGTTGTTGCTCTCTCAACGGAATTGCCGCAGCCGTGGTCTCCGCCGGACGAAGTAGGAATCCAGCGTCTGCCTGACAGCACCAAGGACAAATTGCTCGTGGAACTAGTGCCCTACCTGATGACGAACTGGAGCAGGCTCTTTCCGGCTGCACCTGCACCTTGAGACAGGACGAACTGCGACGCTACTCCCTGACCATGTTCCGACACTTCAATGCCTCCGACTGGGCGCTTGTCATCCTGGCGCTGACCGTGCCGCTGGTCCTCTCCGGGCTGCTGCTGGGGCGGATATTCGGCGTCGGCCCACTCAGTGAGGATGCCGCTTCGGCGCTATCCAACGTCCTCTCCGTCATCGTCGGAGCTGTCGCCAGCCGGCTTTCGATGAAGTCACCCAACGGCGACAAAATCACTACCCCAGTAACCTCGTCCGCACCATGAAGACACTGCTCGTCCTCACCGCTACCGTCGCCCTGGCCTGCCAGGCGTTCGCGCAGGTCATCCTCCGCCCTGGCGACAGCGCCAACCTGTTCACCGATCCGCTGGACGTGTCTAACCCCGGGCTTGGGTCGCTGGGCTGGACCGCCGACCCGCTCAAGGACGTGGCCTGGATTCAGGCTTCCGGGGCGACGGCGTTCGCGTACATCGTGCGCGATAGCACCGGGCTCGTTGTCACGGCGATGGACGATTTCGTTGTGCCATACGGTGGCGGACTGGCGTGGCAGGAAGAGAGCAACCTCCCCGAACAGGTTTGGCTCAGGGTGTACCTGAGCGACGATGTATTTGGCTCCGGGGATCCGATTGGGGCCTACGCGCTGCGGTCTCAACGGTTCGGCTTTGACCGCCCGGGCGCAGAGCCTTTCGAGGTCCCTGAGCCCAAACACCTGGCCCTGCTCGTTGGCGTGGCGCTGGCTGGATTTGCCGCCTATCGCCGATTCTGGAACTGACCGCACCATGCGCATTCTCGTTCGTCTGGCGATTCTGTCGTGTTGCGCGGCCATGCTGCGGGCTGATAGCAGCCTATGGACGAACGGGATAATCGGTCTGCCCACGTACCAGGGGCACGGGTCTGCCACCGTGGCCTACGACGGGGATCTATTGTTCATGTGGATTGGCCAGTCCGGAGGCATCGAGCACGGCTTCCTTGAATGGAACGGCATCGTCCTTGACGTGCTGATGAACAACGACCGTGGTGACTTTACCCCGGTTGAGGACATTGACTTCTTTTCCGTCACGCCGATGGTCGCCCCTGGCCATCAGTTCCGGCTGGTCACTTCTGACGTTGAGGCCGCCCGGGGAAGCCCTGTTCCGCCAACCGTCTTCGAGTCTGCGCCGTTTACGGTGGCATCGTATGGCAGGCCATCCGTGACGGTTATTCCTGAGCCCGGAAGCCTGTGGCTATTGTCCATTGGGCTGGCTCTGATGCTTCGCCGCCGATGAACCGCCAGCTCAAGCTCATCATCGCCCTGGCTCTAGGCGTGGTCGTGGTTTGGATCGTGGGCTGCGCTATCGGCACACGGCAGGAGTTTTGGGTGCGGCCAACGGCGGAGATTCACGGGATCACGAATGACGCGAGTGGTAGGAATCCATGATGCACAGCTTGTCATCTCGAGGTGTTACTGGCATCCCGCGGATGGTGCTTCCGGAAGGAACGTGGATTCATCGCGGCGATTACACCCTGGCTACCTTGCCACCTCCTTCCAACCTCGTGACGGGCGAGACTCTGCGCGTCACCGAATCTGGTTCAGCCTACGGTTTGAACCATGACGCAGGCGACATCATCCTGGTCATCGGAACCGTCTATCGTGTCGTTGGGTTTGAGGTGTTGAACGGGGGGACATTCTGATGGAAACCAAGATCGTCATCAGAAAAGGCAGCACAGTGCCGGGATCAGGGGTGCTCGTGACTGGTGAACTGGCCTGGGACGACGCCGGAAAATCGCTCTACGCTGGGCAGGACGGGGCTGCGGCGATTAAGGTTGGACCTGGCACTGGAGGTTCGCCAGCACCGACGACATTCACCTACCTGACCGTGCTCGGAACGGCCACTCCAATTCCGTCGTCGTACGATGTCGTTTGGATCAAGGCCCATACCTTGTCCGTCACGATGCAAACGCTCCCTGAGGTGGCCGCAGGGAGCGCGGATGGTCAGCGACTGCTTCTGATGGGTCTGCACAATGGGAGCGACCAGTATTTTCTCATTCTGGACGATCAGGGTTCGGTTCCTGGATCAGGTCTAAAACTCCATGCAACACAGCGGAGCATCCATCACCGTGAATCGCTTGAATTGGTATGGGATGCGTCAACATCCTCCTGGATCGAGATTGACTATGCATCCAATGCGGTGGCTCAGCCACTTCCTGCGCCGTAGTTGTCATGCTGACGATCCAGACAGACCTGCAAAAGCTGAACCGTGACCTTGGTCTCTACGCCCAGCTTGCGAAGAAGTCGTTGCAGGAGGCGGTCGTCAAGCAGGGCGTCAAAGTCACCATTGGAGGGCCAGGCTTTGAGGGGTGGAGCCAGCGGTTGCGACGGCTGGCGCCGGCGAAGGGGGCCGTTCGCGAGGAACGGCTGGCAGCGTTGGAAGCTGGTAGCGGGATCAAGGTTCGTCCGTCTGCTTATCGTTCGGCCCAAAGGCGTCTGGGGCGCCGCGTTGGCGCATTCTCTGACCTGGCCAGCCAGAAGATCATGCGCCGGCTCAAGGGCGGCGCCGTGGTGGCTGCGACCGCTGCGTCGGGGCTCAACCTGCAAGCCCTGGCAGTGCGGACCGAGCTTGGGATGCGGGAGCGAGCCCGCGGGTTCTCCGCGGTCGGGGCTATGATGCGTTCTGGCGGGTCGAGCCTGATGCAGATGGCGGCGGCATTCCCGGCGGGCGTTCCGTCGGCGGCCAGGACGAGCGTCTTCCGTGGAAAAGTCGGGCAGCAACTTTCACAGGCCGACATCAGGGTGGGTGGTGGTGGAGCGGCAGCTTCTCTGGCCATGACGTTTGGATCTCCACAGACAACGCTGGCTGAATCGCTGTTGAAGCCAGAACAGCAGGCGGCGATGCGTGGTGCCATCGCGGCAACCCGCGCCGACATGATGGTCTATATCGCACGCAAACTGCATGAGGCGAAGCGAAAGGCCCGGATGCTATGAGCTCAGGGGCCGACATGCTCAACGCCGGCTGGTCCACGCTGCTGGATCATCACGGTGTTTCGGCCAGTCACCTTCCCGCCGCTGGGGGATCGCTCAATGTCCTGACGGTGTTGGACAACGGTCAACCCGAGGCACAGGCCAGCCTGGCCTACCGGGTAACGGGAATTTCCAGAGTCATCACGGCGACCAGAGGCGGAATCAATTTCGCTGCAAATGACAGGATCATCATAGGCACTCAAGGCTATCGGATTCTGGAGATTCTTAACGTGAGCGAGCAGGCCGTACGTTTGGCGCTGGGGATTCAAGTCGTCGCCGGAAAGCAATGAGCACGATCCGTCACCAAATCGTGGCGGCCCTGGTGGTCCGGTTGAAGACTATCACGGTGGCCAACGGTTACAACAGCGATGCCGGGCTGACGGTGTACTCGTGGCATCCGGAAAACCGTCAGGTTGAGACCTTGCCCATGCTGGTCCTCAACGATGTCGCAGATACCCTGTCGGATGCTGGACGGGACAAGCTCCAGCACAGCCTCCGAGTGGATATCACCGGGATGATGCGCGGTGGGGCAACGACCACGATCACCATGCTGCGCAACCTGATTGGTGATATCGCCAGGGCGGTCATGGACCCGGAAGACCGCACCATGGGAAACGTCTGCGACACGATGCAGTTCGTTGACGGTGGTGGGATTCAACTGGAACAGACGACCGAGGAGGTCGTTGGTTCGGTGGCGATGACTCTGATG